GTAGACCGGAGAAAAACAAAACGAAGTCAAGGGGAGCCGTTTCGCATTCCCCAAGAAGAGTAAGAGGTACACAACACCAAACCTCCACAGGCGTCCACGGGGGCTGAATGTAAAAATAATGTAGGGTTGTATTGTATTTTGTTTTTGTGTTTTAGTCCTCCTCCTCCTCCTCCTCATCCTCCTCCTCCTCCTCCTCAGTGTCGGGCTTGAGTTCGTCAAGGATCCTGTCGACCTCTCCGGCGAGATGATACTTCAGACGACTTAGGTCCGTATAGGGATCGTTCAGGGTCTCAAGCAGAGCCACTTCGTCATGATGGTCCCCGTCCTCTGACCAAGCGTCTCCGTCGACATTCCACTCGAAGTCTCCAAACTCCTCGTAGCTGTCCTCTGAGAGCTTGTTGAACTGCTTCTCGGTCATCAGTCCAGTAAACTTCTTGTTGAAGAAGTCGTAGTCGACCTCCACCGTCGTCGTCCTGGTGATGAGGTGGACGACGCTAATACGCACCTTCGGCTTCTCCGTCTCCATCTGCGTCGTCGTGTTGTTGTTGCTGTTGTGGTCCATGGTTGCTGTTGCGGGTCGGGACACTATCCAGGTTTCCTGCCGAACACAAATCCATTTTGGACGATCGTCTAAAATGGATTTGACCCCGCCAACAGATAAGGAGAGCGTCCCGACATCAGCAACCATGGACCACAACTACTTCAACAACTACCGCCGTGCCTACGATGGCTTCTTCTGGACCAGCATGGGAGCGCATCGCTTCCTGTCCATCTCTGGACCCGACACCAAGCACCCTCCATCGTTCTATGAGAACATACTGAACAGCCTCAGGGGTAATCTCCCCAAGAAGAACGGGTCGACGAATGTCCTGAACGCAGGACAGACCTATCAGCTGAAGGTTACTCGTATCAAGACCGAGAACTACCTCGTCAGCTTCCGCCCTACGAACTGGTTGCGCCACCCGAACAACTTCGACGGGGTGATCAACCTGAAGCGCAACGGCTCATACTCCATGTATAACGCCGACAGCAACATCGAGCCCAGCGACCTCGTCAAGTATCAGGTCTTAGGCATGTCGGACATTACGGAAGAGGAGGGTCTCAAGAATGCTGAGCGTGGGTATTACGAGTTCCGCCTCATGAACAGCCTTCACTTCCCAGGCTGGAGTGAGCGTGTGATTGCGCTGGATCACATGAAGGGACCTGGTAAGTGGTATTTGGTCTCGCTCCGCCACACGCAAGACGACCTAATCCTTGGTCTTAATGAGTTCCGTAATCCTATTGAGCTTCTCGGTCTTGATGTGGAGGAGGACTGAGCCGTTGTATCTACATACAACACTATATATTTTTACATAAGCGATGGGCACGATTGAACGGAACATCTACTACGATGAGAAAAGGATATTGAATCCGTATCATGTGCGGATATTTCGGAAAGGAAGGCAGGTCTTCTTCCGTTGTTGTCCAACAGTGGAAGAAGCTCGGAGAGAGTTGGAGTGGTTCAAAACGCAACCGTCCAAAATGGATTTGTGTTCGGCAGGAAAGACGGATAGTGTCCCAACAGCAACGACTACAGAGACATAGATCTCTGTGGTAGTTCGGGAGCTAAAAGGTCTCGTCCCCTATAGTGACGGAAATGACTTCTCTTCAGCGCAAGATGGCGAAGAAGAAGGAGGAGTGGATAGACATCGTGCGAGTTGTGCCCTGCGAGATGGACAGCGACGAGAATAATCTAGGCTGTAAGACTTTCTGCTGGGACCATGAAGAAAACAAGTCAGATTGGGAGATTTATGAGTACACTCTGCGTGTGGCTCTTCGGCAGGTAGGGCATAAGATAAAAAATCTACACAAGTGTTATTCTGTACATTGGAACAACATCGGCAACAATAAAATATTGTATGTTGAGTTCAAAACCACAATCACAAACGAGGAGTGGGAAATCGCTCGTAAGTGGAACAGCGACATTTACGAAGAGTATGTGGGCTGTGTTACGAGTGCTGTAGCCTGTACTTGCTACGAGTGTGTGGGACAGGGTTATACTAACAATGATGAACTTGACGACGACGACGACGATGCTCAGCCCGTCACAGAGCCGACTAACGAGGACCCGTCCTAGACTGACGAGAACCCGACCATCGACCCGATGGACTAAACACAAAAACAAAACAAAACACAAGACTACTCCTTTTCACATTCCGTCAAAACACAATCGTCCAAAATGGATTTGTGTTCAGCAGGAAAGACGGATAGTGTCCCAACAGCAACGACTACAGAGATACAATATCTCTGTGGTGGTTCGGGAAGTGAAACGGTCTCGTCCCCGATAGTGACGGCATGGCTCTCTCTACACTTCGACACAGCGAGGTTGTCGCAGAGGAGATGAAGAAGATATATGTGAAGAACCACTGCTGGTATAACGCCTCAATCAACCTTCCCAAGCTTGAGGCGAAGTATGGTTGTAAGATGAAGGTCGTCGTCGGCAGTGCGTCGTTTATATTCGAGAACGGGGACTTGTCGGTATGTGGAATTAAGTTCAGCCATCGTCATACGATCGCCGAGCGTGAAATAAGGAAGAACCCGAACATCACGAACGATGAAATATGGGTGATTATCAAAAAGGAGATGCTGAAAGGGTCGCTTCCCAATCTCACCATGAGGGAACTCATTGGGGACGAGAGGAACTCTCACGGCTGGGTTGAGGACGAGTATGGGAATGTATGGGACTATGTCTTCGATGAGGGTAAGACAATCAAGGCTGGGTTCATCAACGGAGTTCACCGCTCCAAACTCGCCGAGATGGGTTATGTGCTGAAGGCTTTCAACGAGGAAAGCCAGAAGTTCGTCCTCGAGACTTTATATGCCTCAACGCTTCGAAATGTCGAGAAGCTTAAGATCATGCCTCGTGAGTTCGTGCCTTCTGATAAACATGTGTATATCAATCATTACAAGGCGCTCAAGCAGGTCCTCGGCTACTAAAGGCTCGGAAACCTCCGCTGGTACGCCTCAAGGTTCGCATGGAGACTGATGCTGTCTCCCCACAAAATATAGTAGCTCAAGTACCCGGCTCTCTTCGGGTCATGTGTTTCCAGATCCTTCTTGTGTCGGAACCTGTATCTGTCCCTCTGAGCCCTGTCGTGCTTCAGAGTGTAATCGTCCATTCCCCTCGAGCCGAAGTCCGTGTGTGTCCCGTCCTTGAAGATGGCTCTCCACTTCTTCTCGGGGTTTGGAGAGTGGACGAGACGCATCAGGTTCCTTTGTATCTGTATAGATTTTTACAGGTTCGAGACCATTCACCTCAGGTGGTTTCGAGATGGTATGCTTTTTGAATCGGCTCTCGAAGTAGTCCGTGCTTTCTTTAGGCAGGGCAGGACTGACCTCCGCCAGTCTGTCGTAGTCAGAACGCACCAGCTTCAGTAAAGTAGACGGGTTGATACGCTCAGCACGGGGGAGACCGAGCTCGACGACAAGGAAGCGATGCTGTTTCGCATATTGTATTGCGGAAATGCGATGCCCCTCGCTTCGTTTGCTCCATGCGAAGTAGGAGCCGATTGTCTGAAGGGAGCTGACGAAGAGTGAACCGACACCGAGGGTGATGGAGCTAAGCATCTGGTTCCCGCCAAACATATACCCTGACCCGACGGAACAGAACCCGACCACTGCGGACAAGACGATACACGGCAACTCCAAAAAAACTTTGCGCCTCGTGAAGATTGACTCAGCGTGTCTATGAATAATAGAGAGACATTCGCTCTTCTCCGCAGTCTCTTTGAAATAGAACTCCAGCTGTTCCGTCCAGCTGACCTCGGGCTGTTCGTCCTTGTCGCTCATTGTATCTTGTGTTTTGTTTTTTTTAGATCCACAGCTCAGTCACCTCCACAGGTGCGTCCTTGTCCTCACCACCCATCGCCTTCGTCTCCTCCTTCGCCTTCTTCTTCGCCTCATTCCTCGGCTTCGTTACATTCTGGTAATACTCACGCTTCTCCTCCAGGACCTTATCCCTGTTGTTGTCGTAGTATTCCTTGCGCTTGTCCTTGTGCTCCTGATTGTATGCCTTCGCCTTCTCACGAAGCTCCTCCCTGTGCTCCTCACGATACTTGCGATTTTTCTCAAGAATCTCGTCGTGCTTCTTCTCGCGATACTGAGCCTTCTTCTCCTTGATTGCCTCCTTGTGCTTGTGGTGATACTCACGATCACGCTGACGCTTGGCTTCCTTCTTCTCCTCGTCAGTCATCTTCTTCTTCTCGGTGTTGGTTGTAGCGTCCATCGTTGCTTTGTCTATTGTCTCGGCGTATATAGTCCGTTTTGTGCCGAACACAAATCCATTTTGGACGGTTACTTGTTCGCCAGAGCCAGAGCCACCTGGCGCTTGACCTCATCGGCGATGTAGTCAGCGACAGCCTGGGACACAGGGGGAGGGATCTTCGGCGGGGCAGGGTTGCGCTTCAGCCAGTCCAACAGGTCAGCGTCACCCACGAAGTCAGGGATCGAGGCAACCCACTTCACATACGCAGGGTTCGGAGGCTGAACACCATTCGAGTAGGGAATGTTCGGACCACTCATGGCGGACATCGTCGGGAGCATTTATATATTCTATTAGAGAATAAGTAAATGGTGGTCGCACATGTAATCAACCTCTCGGAGCGCACGGATCGTTGGGAGAGTTTTCAGGAGGCGTGGAATGGCTGTGATCTCCAGATCGTTCGTGAGGAGGCATTCCGTATGGGCGATGTCTATCACGCCGTCTTCCTCAAGCACCGGGAAATCTTAGAGAAGGCGAAGGAGCGGGGCGAGGAGCATTGTCTCATCATGGAAGACGACGCTATTCCCTGTAAGGATTTCGTCAAGAGGTTCAAGCATATCCGAGACTACCTCGACATTCGTAATGATTGGGACATCTTTAACGGAGGCATGTTAAGTATCCGTGAATGTGTCCATAAGATCGTCCGCATTGATGATGAGGGGCTGACGACGATGGTACTTGATGTGGTTCGTGGGTGTATGGCTCACTTCTGCTACTTCAAGGTCGACAGGGCTCTCGAGCGCATGAAGGACTGGGAGAAGGAGGGAAAGCCTGAGTTCGATGGGTGGTATGCGCACTACCTCAAGTCCCGTGCCTGTATTCCCTTCATCTCCATTCAGAAGGACGGGGTCAGTGACGCAACCAAGGGTGAGCGCAAGTGGGAGGAGAGGTTCAAGGCAGAAGAGGTCTCGATGAAGTGGGCTCTCCGAGAGTTCTTCGACCCCTCTACTTCTTCTTGCCCTTCATCATCATCTCCAGGAGACGATACTGTGCCTCCGCCTTCGGCTTAGTGGTGAAGCCATGAAGCTTACCCTTGTTCACTCCGCTCGTCGTCTTCACCGCATACTTGTCCCCGATCTTCACAACTTCGTAGGGCATCGTTTTATTACTCCGACATAGATTTCATGCGCAGGGTCTTCTTGCTTGGAGGGAAGGGCTCACTGAACTTGATAGTCCAGCGGTCAGGAAAGGGACGACGACGGTCTAAGACCACGAAGTTATACGGGGTCACCATCGCCTTCTCATAGTGCTCAATCCATTCATCAGGAGTGTAGTCCTCAGACAGCTCCTCCGCAATCTTCACGAGTTCCTGGTGGCTCATACGAGACACGATGAAGGTCGTGATGTTATTACGGACAGAGGGCACACTGAACCCTGAACCCTTATACACCTGGCTATTCATGAAAAGCGTCGCATTTGCCTCGTGTCTTGAAGTGAGAGCCAGTTTCTCAATAGGAGGAGGGGCATTCGGTTTGTGCTTCTTCATCAGACCTGCCCCAACGAAATCGTCGAAAACGATCAGGCTGTTCAGAGCAGACTTGCCCTTCTCCAGTCTCTCGAACTGGTGCTTCTTTAGATCGTCTTGATACTCGTTGAAACTCACAGGGTCATACTCGTCCAGGATAAGCTTGTTCTTGATAGGCAGTTTCTCAAAGCTCTCCTTCGCATCAAGCGTCCCCAGATAAATCAAAGCCTCATCAAAGATGGACTTGCCCTTCTTACCATAGATATAGCCCTTCGTCAACAGAGTCCACAGAATACTCGACTTCCCTGAACCACAGCTTCCCAGGATATAGAAGGTCGCAGGGAGCTTGGGTAAGAACTTGGCTTCTATCTTGTCCATACGCTTATCCTTCGGCTTGTTCTCAGCAGGACACACCTCGTAATCCAAGTCCTTCATCGTCTATTAACTTCTTGTGAGGTTATAAACGATGTCGACGATTGCGTATACCTACAATGTCGCCCCGAACCCGTCCGACACTCAGGCTGGGCTTCCGATTGGAACTATTCTGATGTATGGGTCCATTACGGCTCCTTCGGGGTTTCTGAACTGTAATGGCTCTGCCGTCTCTCGCACGACTTACTCTGCCCTCTTCAGTGTGATCGGCACGACCTTCGGATCGGGTAATGGAACAACAACCTTCAATGTCCCGGACACAACAAACAACACGGTTCGTGGTGGTTATACGGCACTGAACATCGGAGTCACGGCGGGAGCAGACAACTATCTCCTTGATATTACTGCGCTTCCACCCCACTCGCACGGCGTTCAAGCCAACGGATCGAACTTCACAGGCGGAGGAACGATCTCCTCCCTTCAGCCTAACCCGTCTGCTGTCGGCAACTATGTTGATGGTGCGATCCGTTCTCCCAATACCACCACCGTCGTCACCGCAGTCGGAGGCACACCGTCTAACTACAATGTCGTCAACCGCTATATAACCATCCCCTCGATTATCAAATATGCCTGAACCAAGGATTTTCGTCTGAGGGTCCGTGCCGATGGAGAGTTCCAATAAATAATATTCTTTTACCTTGATAAACCGCCGAGATGCCTAAAGAGATAAGCCTTGAGACACCACCAGTTCCCGCTGACCAGGGTAAGACCGAGGCTCCCGCTCCCGCTCCTGATGTGTCTAAGACGACGGGCAAACCCAAGAAGGTCTTGTCCGAGAAGCAGAAGGCAGGACTTCAGAAGGGGTTCGAGATGCTGAAGGCTAAGCGTCTTCAACTTCAGGCTGAGAAGGAACAGCGGGAAAAGGATAAGGCTGAGGGGAAGGAGGTCGTTGAACCCGTCAAGCTAAAGAAGAAGGAGGTGAAGGTGCTGGAACCCATCACCATCGTTGAGCCTCCTGCTCCCAAGGTCCGTAAGGGGCGCAGTGATAAGGGCAAGAAGCGAGGACCCGTCAAGCCTCCCACTATCACACGAGAGGAGTTCGAGTCTCTTCAACAGCGTATCGTTGAAGCGTTCCCGAAAGAGAAGGTGGTTGAGAAGGTCGTAGAGAAGCCCGTTCACATCGAGAAGGTGATTGAGAGGGTCACAGAGAAGAAGGTGACGGGAAGCGAACTACTCAATCGGGTTTTTAACCTCCGTTGATTATAAATGATCGTGTCCAAGGACCTCGGGTTCTTCGTCCTCAATCGCCCCAACTCCAAGAAGGAGAAGATTATTGCTCCTCAGCGTCAGGTGGGCACCGTGGAGTCCGTGTTCGGAGACTCGGATACAGATCTGCCCTTCTCGACACCGCAGATTCAGGCAGGGATTCCGAAGCACCCTCACCTTCGTTCCTTTACTCGTCGTCCGCAGAACAAGGCGGTCAACAGCTCTCGTCCTGAGGGTATGTATAACAATGTGCCCCTGAAGTGCCACCAGGAGTTCTCCCATGCTGAAGGGTCCTCGGTCTTCAATGCCCCTGCCGTTCCGTACATGCGCCGTCTTCCCATTCGTGAGGACAAGCCCCGTGAGATTTTCGTCTCCCATGTTACAGAGGAGGTCGATGTTCCCTTCGAGATCCCGCTGGACTATGACCGGGGCATTCGTCCTGGTATGCGCCTTCTTCCGACCATGAAGCGCATTCCCGAGCCTGTGGGCGAGACCTACCGCTCTCTTGGTCCTCGTCACCCGGACGATGCGGGTATTCACATCAAGGCGACGGACTACAATCTCGGTGATGCGGAACTGATGACTATGATGAAGTATGGGCTGTAGGCTCAGCCGTAGGCTCAGCCGTCGTAGGCTCACGCAGAGACGGGTGGACATCAGGGAGCCGTCCATCAACAATCTCCTCCTTCGGCAGAGGACGAGACACCACCGTCACATTCTCATACTCACCAGGCTTAATCTCAGGCACCTCCACGAACCGAACCTTGCCCTCAGCGTCCTTCAGAGGCTCACGACGAATAATCGGAGGTAGGTCCTTCGGCTCCGAGGCACATACCATCGGATAGTTGCTCTTCATGAACTCACGAGGGTTCACAGCCGTAGGGAGTGGAATATCGTACTTCTTATACCAGCTCGACGGGAAGACAAAGGACGCAAAGTCAGGGAGCTTCCGCATCTCCTCCACCAGCGAACGCTCATTCTCAAAAGTTTCAATCTCGCTCATTTATGTCTTGTCTGGGATAATCTTATTCCAGAGAAGAACAAGAATATCAAAGATGCCTAAGTGCGAATGTGGGTGTAAGGAATCCATTCACGCCGAGGGTCGCCATGTGGACTTCACTCGTCCCCCGAAGGATAATACTGAGAAGATGCGGGAATACAATCGTCGGTACAGGGAGAAGAATAGCGATATGATGACCTGTCCGTGCGGTGCGGTGTTCAAGCGCATCTCGAACTACACACACCTTAACAGCAAGAGCCATCAAGCCTGGGCGACCATACACGGACAAAACTGAAAGCTCCACCTTTTTAGGAAGCTCCACCATAAGCTCCACCCGTCCTTCCTCTTTCTATACTCTACTTCTCTTATCTATTTAGGTTAGGATAGTATAGTAAAGAAATATCAGTGGAGGATAGTGGAGGTAGTGGAGCTTTTGTCCTATTTTATTGAGCAACAAAAAACCACTTCATTTGGATTGGTTTTTTATTTTATATGGCTGGGAGTTAAAGTGGGGCTTCGAAGCTCCTTATCACCCCCTCAAAGCTCCACCCACCAGTTCTTCTGCTTGAGGAAGGCGACCATGTCCTCAATCACAAACCCATAACGATTTCCGTCGTTCCTCTCTGTCTTGGTCATCGTAGGCATATACTTACGCATCTCCCGACCGAAGCGGTGCTCGTTGAGAGGATACTTAGTCCGCTCGTCCTCACGAAGAGCGTTGAACAGGTCACGAGCCCTCCACTCAATCGTCGGCTGAGCCACACTCTCGCAG